TCGAATCAGAAGTTCGACCAATCCCCGGAATATCTCGCGCCGTGGCCCGTCTTGAGGGCAAGTTAAATAGCGGCACCGACAGATAAAAAAAAGAGCCCGAACGGAGGTACGGGCTCAATCCCTACTTTTTGCAATCCGGCTCGGGTGTCCGGTTCCCAACGCGAGGAGCGGGGGGGTTATTTCCTACGCGCAGAATCCCATGCCAACTGAGCTTTGTCCAGAATTACCTCAGGATCGGTAGCGTTGCCGCGCAGAAATTCGATCTTCCAGTCGTCGCAGCAGCTTCCAGAGGCAAACCCAAGTTTGCTTTTTTCACTGACCTGAAGCATCAGCTTCTCAGGTACAGCGCCACATGGGCACGGCTCAAAAATGCGATCAGTTGTTTCGTCTTCCAATTTAATCTCCCTTGTCATAAATAATGCAGCTCCACAAATCATCGTACTCATCACAGTCGAGCTCGCGTTGCTGGTAGTGGTTGTTGGACTGCAATAGCTCAGCCTCTCGCATCTCCATGACATTCTTTGCTACGTAATACAGCAGCATCATGGTGATCATACCCAGGATGATAATGGTCATCGCCAGAATAAAGAACGGTGTTGGTTTATTCATCTTGATTTCAGCCTTATTGCTCTGATTGAAAAGAAGGTGAGGCGCATCAGGCCATCCTCGAATCTTGGATCGCGCATCTTCCAGCCTATGTAAAACTCCTTCTTGCCTTTGCTTGGGTGAACCTTTCCCCATGACATACGGAAGCTGACATACTTCGCATCCGGCAGGCTCCAGCGGTATCTCCACTGAAAGCCGTCTTCGTTTTCGAGCGTCCAGTCGCTGGTGTTGGCCTTGGTGCCATACTTTGGCATTGGCTTACGGGTGTAGTTGTTGCAGCCGTTTCGAACTGTCATGTTCCAGTAGCTGTAATCACTGGTCCAGCTGTTTCCCCAGATGGGGTTGTTCTTTTTGTCGATGAACGGAACGACAATGAAGCCAGCCAGCTTCAGCGGCCAGACTGTGATCCCGCGAGCAACAACCAGTGGCCAGCCCTTCATGATGCAAAAAAGCGGTAATGAATCAGGCTGCCCGCGAGTAAGGCCGCAGGTCCTATGAGGATCCAATAGTAAAACCTGATGCCGCGTCCGTCGTTGCGCTTCTGCGTCCAGGGAACTATGAAATACCAATCCTTGAATGTCTTTTTACTCATCACTTCTCCTCCTGCCTTGTGGCTGCTATTTCCTCGATGATCTTAGCGTCATCATAACTCGCGGCCATAGGGTCGCAGTTGTAATAGATAACGCCCTCAAGCTCCTCGACTCTGACTTCAGCCTTAACACATCTGTCATAAGCAATAACAATTGTTCTCTTATATCGTTCTGCTTGAGCAGTCAGGCGTTCGATTTCTGCTGCGTTTGGGCAACGCCTATTCATGCAGTCACTCATCACTCACCTCCTGCTCTGTGTCCTCTCTGCCGCCCCAATACGTCATTGGCCTCCCCTTGTGGTCTATCTGCTCCTGCTCTGTGGCTGCTAATGCTTTACGCGCTATGACTAAATAGTGGTGATGGTGCCGCCACTTCTTATGCTCATTTGGTGGAATTTCATCAACAATTTTTTGTAAAGCACCCTCCAGAACCTCGACTCTGGCTTGCAGATTGTGTGCCTCAAGTTTTAGCTTAAGGCGCTCACCATCAACTCGCAGCCATGCAGCAGCATACTTCTCTCGTTCAGCAGTCAGGCGCTCGATCTTTGCGTCCTGCTGATGAAACACATTACGCATTGTGAATAGTTCAGCAGTCAGGCGCTCTATCTCTTTTCTGGCTGTCCATAAGGCTGCCTCTGTCTTTGCTCGGTCACTCATCAATCGCCTCCTGCTCTATTTAGGCTAGTCCCGCTTCCTCATAGCACTCGGCTATGAATATCTTTGCCCGCTCCTCCATCTGGGATATCAGTTTGTCATCCCTTGGCACCCACACTCTATGCAGGCGCTGTATCATGCCGCCCTCAAGATTGGATCCAATATAGTAGTTGATGAAGCCCCAGCGATCGAAGCCAGTAAGCATGCAGAAGCCCTGAACCTGATGGCGGTTCTCTGCTGGGCATGCCCTGGTTGTGCCTTCGTATTTCTTCGCTAGGTCACGGTACTTGCGATAGTTTTTATACAATGCGCGGCACTTGATCTCGCCGCCATCGTCATAGTTTGGCAAGTGCAATAGGTCAGGCGAGCCGCCAAGCCAGTCGTATTTGTCGGACACCATGAAGATGTCGTGCTCTACGTCAAGCTCATAGCGCCACTCGTAGGCGCCAATAGCCCTTGGTTCGTGCTCCTTGCCGTGTGTAGCCCATTCTGGCGTTTCCTCAACCTGTCTGAAGCCAAGCATTTCTTTGATCTTCTCGCGCTGATACTGCTGGTAGCGCTTGGTTGTTGGTTTCGCCATGACGTCGGCGAGCCGCGAGCAGGTAATCCGATTGCGGCGTAGGTCTAGCCACTCATCGGATCCCTGCTCTACCGAAATTATTCGGCAGTCCATTACGCGCTCGGCTTAGTCTTGGGCGCTTCCTTCTCTTTCTGCTTGCGCTTATGGGTGTTTTCGATGCGCTTCAGTGCGACCTCAGCTTGCCCTTTCGGGATCTTTGGTACGCCGGCGACGCCGAACACCTTATCGCACATGCGAGCAAGCAGCTCGTCAGCGTCAGATCCAAACAGATCGTCCGCCAGCTCAAGGATCTTGTCAGCTTCCGCCGGCGTGATGGTTTCAGCCTCTGGCTGTGCGGTCTGCGCATCATCGTCAGCAGCGCCTGAAATTCCACAGAGTGCCATGGCTGTGTATCTCCTCATGTAAGTCATTGCTGACCCAATGCCCTGGGGATCGCGCTTGGGTGGGTACATCTCAAAGTAATTCTCGATCATCTGCCCTGACGAGTGCCCAAGGATCGTGGTCAGGCCAAGCAGCTCAACCTCACCTTCCTTGCGGCGCATAGGCATCTGTACGATCGACAGGCCATTCTTTGCCAGAGGTCCACGTATGGCGTTGAGCACAGAGTCAAGCGTGGCGTACCTGTAGCTGTATGAGCCGGCCTGCGCCTCCGCGTCCTGCTCGGCGTTCTTGATCTCAGCCTGTGCTTTGGCAAGGGCGGCGAACAGCTCGTTTACCTTAGCCTCTGGCTCAGCATTATTGCTCAGCACATGTCGCAGCTGGCCCTCGATGCGGCGCATCGATCCGATCATTTCGTCAAAGTCTGGTGATTCTTCTACTGTGGTGGTGTTCATTTAAGCTCCTCGGTTGGTTCATCGTCTATTTCTTGCTGACGCTGTTGTTCGTAGGCTTCATCCTCATCTGGAGGGGTCAAGCCGGTGTAATCATCAGGTTCTTGAGGCCCGTCAGAGATGCGACAGGGCATAGTCCCGTTTGAAAAAGGGTCCACAATTTTTTCCTCGCGTTGCAGTTGAATTGTCATGTCATTACAGTCATACTATCCCATCTCAATAGGAGGCGCAACATGGTAAAGGATAAAAACTTTCAGCTGCGGTTGACCAAGGAGGAGCTGAGAAAGCTGCACACCCTGGCTGAGCGCAGCGGGGTGTCAGCGTCCGACTTTATTAGGGCCTATATCAGGCGGGCAGCTGCGAGGAAGGGGATTTGATGAAGAACGTAGATAAAATGAGCGATCGCGAACTGCGGCAGGAGTTGAGTGCTGCGCGTGGGACCATACGGGACATGGGCGCCATATTGTATGAGGCGAGTTGCCCTAATGGCTGTGTTAACGGGGTTATTGTTCATGGCGAAGATGTTGAGCCATGCGCATTTTGCGGCGAGCGAGCATCAGCACTTGCGAGGATCGAATGAAAGTCGTACTCTCAAAATTCAGAAGGCCCAGACCTCGACAGTCTGAGCCTTCTCGGGAATTTGGCTTAGGCAAGGTCCCGGCGCAACGCGATGATACCAATTGTGACGAGTTGCGCCAACCTCCAGCCGCTTCCTGCGGTGTGGGGTTCACTACCGACCGAAACTCAGGGCTGACACAAATCGCAGGGAGGATCTACCCGCTATCCGGTGATCTGCGTGGCATAAGGCAACTGCATCGACCAAAGGCGAGCCGAGTAACCCTGCGTCCTGCATGGCCAAAGGCGGGTAAATATGTCTGACGATCGCGAAGCCAAGCGCCAGAGGTTGCGCGCAAAGCTATCTGAGCGGGACCGAAAATTCTTGGATTGCCTGAAGGAGCTGTTTCCCAACAGCAAGCTCAGGGAGATCCATTTCAACGACGAGGAAGGACCAAAATGACAAAGAAAATGACATTACGGCAGAGACTACGCGAGGACGCCGCTCGAAAACTTGAGGCGATTGGGTCAACCATGAACGCCGCTGCTGAGCGGGTTGCCGACGAGCACGACACAAACATCGATATGACGGAAGTCATGAAGATGCTGGCCAACACTCAGGTTGGCACGCTGCAGCAGAAGCTGATCGGCGAGCTTGCAAATGAGGCTGAGGTTAAGCTCGAGAGGCTTTACAACAGCCAGCAAGACCTGACGTTTGGGACCAAACCAGAGGAGAAAGCATGATGAGCATCCCAGAAGGGGCGGTTTTCGAGAAGGTTCGCATCGACAACATTGAAGCGACGGCAGCTACCCAGGTGCGAGTCAAGATCAGCAAGGAAATGGTCGATCAGTACACCGAGGATTTCCAGAATGGCGCTGATTTCCCGCCGCTGATCGTCTACCGCGAGAAAAACACCGATCGCAATATCTTGGCTGACGGCTTCCATCGCCACAGGGCGGCCATTAACGCCGGCAGGGAGGATATCGGCTGCTACATATACGAGGGCGGCATGCGTGAGGCCCTGATTGAGGCGCTGGGGGCCAATTCAGAGCACGGTTTCAGGCGAACGAATGCCGATAAGCGGCACGCGGTAGAGATGGCGCTCAAGGATCCGGAAATTTCCCAGCTCACTCAGCAAGAGATTGCCGATATTTGTCGCGTTACGCGGCGAACGGTGGGCAGGATTGTGAATGAGTCGCTGACGAGCCCAGACGAAGACGGCGAAAATGGGACAAAGTCCCATTCAAAAAAGCCGGAGAAGCCGAAACCTGGGGATGTCCGAGACAATGGCAAAGAGCCCACTCAGGAGGAGGTCGACCTTGAGGTGCTGCGGGAGGCCATGAAGCTCATCAAGCACTTTGCCTATGACGGCGACACGGCTGCTGAGAAGCTGAAGCTATCCAAGGATGACGTCGCTGACTGCGAATACGCATCAACATGGCTGGCCAATATCGTAATCAGCATGCGGGCTCCAAAGGCCGAGGAGGAAGCGTGAGCAAGAAGGATTTCCGCTACACGATGCCAGATGGCTCGGAGATTGAGGGCTTCCAGATGACAAAGGCAGCCCGATACCAGCAGAAACACTGGCCGGACTGGATGGACAGTAGGTTTCTGGTCAGCTACTCGCACGGCGAGCAGAGGCTCAATATCAATGACGTCGAACAGAAGGTCCCTGATTTTGGCTGGATCATCAAGGACGCAACCGGAACCATCAAGGCCGTTGATTACACGGTGATGGAGAACGCCGAGAAGGTCGTCAAAGAGGTTGATGTTGTCCATCCTGAGCAGCCGGTTGACGAGGAGGCCCTTCTGGAGCTGGCCGCCAAGCTAACCAAGCGCCCCATTGAGGAGCTGCGAGCTGAGGAGGAGGAGCGTAAAGCCAAGAAGAAGCCCGCGCCGCCGCCAACGCTCAAGGCTGTTGAGGGCCGGCCGGCGGTTGCTGACTCTGGTTTAGGTGACTTTCTGAATGAGACGAGGCTTGCGTACATGCTATTCAAAGAGGGCCATACGGTTCAGGGTATTGACAAGCTGGGGGCGGCGCTGAGCGCCAGACAGAACTGGTGTGACTGCCCTCCCGGCCGGTGCGCCGACAAGGTAGCTGATTGGGATTGCCGACAGAAAAGCCCACTGGCATGAATACGCGCTATTGCTCAACATGCAGCACAGCGTTTGACTCCGACTACGAAGGAGTTGAGGGTGATTTTGGGATCATTCCGGTCGCGTTCTGTGCTTCTTGCTTGATTGGCGTGCGTGACCTAGCAATCGACCTGTGGGATCTGGTTCCATGGGACGAGTCGATGGATGATGAGGACGAGGATTAGCCAGGGTGATTATTGAAGATCGACAATATCAGATCGACGATGTTAATTACGCCATGAACCACGGCATCAACGACAAGGTCATCCATTGCTCGCCGACAGGCTCCGGGAAAACAATCATTCAGTGCATGATTGCCAAGCGCGAGCTCGATAGGGGCGACTCTACGGCCATCCTGACGCCTCGTAACGAGATACTTGACCAGACCCTCAGCACGGCGCGCGATGTCTGCGGCTACGGCAACGTGAGCGTGCTGAGGGCAAGGAGAGAGGGCGAGGTATGGCACCCTGCCAATCCTGTTCACATTATTTCGTGGCCGACGCTGATCGCCAGAGTCAAGCGCTCCGGATTCTGGTTTCCGAAGGTTGACAGGGTGCTGGTCGACGAGTGTCACTTGTCGGTAGCTCCGAAGATTCTTGAGATCCTGCACCATTACGCTCCGAAGGCCCGCATTGACGGGTATACGGCAACGCCAGCGCGCCTGACAGGACGCGGCTTGGGCTACTTTTTCACTGAGATCAAGCACGTCACCACGGTACGGCGCCTGATAGCAGACGGCTTTCTCGCTCCGGTTGAGTATTTCGGGGCATCAACGCCGGATATGGCCGGCATCAAGGTGCGGCGCGGAGACTATGAAACAAAGAAGCTGTCAAAGGCATGTGTTGAGCTTGTCGGAGATGCTGTTGATAACTGGCTACGCCTCGCTCGAGATCGGCATACCATCGTATTCGCGGTCGACATTGCCCACTGTGAGGCCTTGGCCGACCGGTACAGGCGCGCCGGCATTAAGGCTGCAGCCCTGCATACCGGACTGGACCAGAAAGAGCGCGATGACATCGTTGCTGCGTTCAAATCCCAGCGCATTCAGGTGCTGGTTAACGTCTCAATCGCAAGCTATGGATTCGATGCGCCGACCGTGACGTGCGTACAAGCCTGCCGGCCGACCAAGTCGATCGTGCTATGGCTGCAAATGATAGGACGCGGCATGCGCCCAGGGCATGGGCCGCTGATGCTGCTGGACCACGCCGGCAACACTCAGGCGCTGGGGATGGCCGACGATCTGTACCGCTGGTCGTTGGATGAGGGTAAGGAGGCGTGCCATAACTGGACACGCGATGAGCGAAGCGGAGAGTCAGAGGAGGCGAAGCAGCACCATTGCGAGAATTGCCGGCATATATTCCAGCACACTCGCATCTGCCCTAAATGTGGGTGGAAGGTGCCATTCGCTAAGCGCGAGGTAGAAACCAAGGATGCTGACCTTGTTCCGATCGGCCGCAACACGGCAGCCCCGCTGCCAGACGGCTGGCCTAGCTACGAGGTTTTCTACGGCATGCTGAGGTATCACGCTGCCAACAATAAGGACAAGAATGGCAACGCAAAGCCCTACTCGCCCATGTGGGCAGTTCACAAATTCGAGGAGAAAGCGGAATGCAGACCGCCACAAGACTGGAACCAACACGCTATGGTGCCGCCAAATGAGCGCGTCAAAAACTGGATCAGGAGCCAGCAGATCAAGTGGGCGTATTCCAGAAAAAATAAGTCCGGCCGGGGCAAGGCTCGCGTTTCTGGCTGATCGCATGGCCCTGCTGATGGTGGACCTCGTTCGCCGTGATATGGATTACGGCAGGTTTTGCCATGATGAGTTTTATACTGGCGAGGCCGCAGAGTATCTGCGTAAATCCAGAGAATACGAGGTCAGCATTGATTTCGTCAGACGAATGCTGAGGAGGCACGATGAGAAAGCGAAGGCGCTGGACAGAGGATGACCTCGCCAAGACCGCCGTTGGTGGCGGTGTCACCCAGGATAAGCGGAAGGGTCGCTACGGCAACGTCAACAAGATCGTTGAGGATGGCATTCGCTTCGATTCCAAGCGTGAGTTCCTGCGCTACATGGATTTGAAGCTACTACAGCGCGCCGGCGCCATATCCAACCTCAAGGTACACCCT